GTGCCGCCGAGCCATATTGAACGACAGGGAGCTATTGAGCGCCTCAAAAGAGTTTTTCGAGAAATTCGCAACCGGGTGCAGTCCCGGCGAGCGAAAGATCTTGAAAACATCGTTGGCAGCGATGGTCGACCGCTATGCTTAACGGCAGAGCGATTTCGCGGATGGATCTCTGAGACAGTAAACGGTCGCAGGAGATTGGATCCGAACAGCACCCCCGGCATACCCTGGAATAAGAGCGGAAACACAAATAAGGAAATCTTTGATTTTGACCCTGTATTTGGATACAAGGGCGCAAAGGTAGAAGAGTTGCGACAAAGTGTGTTGATGCGCTATGACCAGCTAGCTGCCGGGGGTCTTGTTCTGGAGGACATCTTTTTGTTCATCAAACAGGAACCGCATAAGCCAAAGAAGGCGGCTGAGGGCATGTGGCGACTGATAAGTGGCGTTTCAGCTACAGATCAGCTCGTCGCTGTCGCAGTCCTCGATCTTATTATGCAAGAGACTATGCGAAACCCCTTTTGTGAGAGGCTTGCCATCGGCTGGCAGCCGATCATGCAGGGGGGACTAGCGTACCTGAACTTCTTCTTACCCGGAGAGGATTGGGTCTCTGCTGATAGGAGCTCGTGGGATTGGACAGTCCAACGCTGGCTTTTTGAAGACTATGCGGAACTCATGTGCTGGATGAATGATGATGTTCCGATCTTTGCGACCGTCACGAGGCAGTTGATCATGTCTCTTTGCCTGTGCAAGAGATTTGATGTTGGGTGTGGCGAGGTCATAGACTGTCAGCTCGATGGTGTGGTACCATCTGGCTCTTTCATCACCTTACACAAGAACACCGTTGACCAGCAAATTTGTCATGAAATTGCCGGTAAGCGGGAACCACCACCTGTCAGCATGGGAGATGACACAGTGCAAAAGGAACCAAAGGACCCTGGGTATTGGAAAAGATTAGAAAGCCTTGGGATGATACTCAAGGAAGTGGTCCGATCCAAAAACCCGGAGTTCTGCGGGGCCAAGTTCTCGAAGGACAGCTTTAAACCTGTCTATGCAGAGAAGCACGCGTTTAATCTCCGACACCTCCCGGAAGATGTAGCCAAGGAGACTCTGACGTCATACCAATGGCTTTATATGTTCCAGGATGCC